TCCCCGCCTTCGCTCCTGCCAGACTCTCCCTCTGTTCCCATACGGTTAAAAGCGATTACTGCCAGATCCCGGACGGTCTTCTGCAATACTGGTGGAAGCTCCGTCCGGTTGGTGTAGGCAAGAACATAGTCCTTCGCATCTTCAAGTAAAAGGGAGAGCAAATCTGTATCACTCTCCCCGGTCAGCTTTTTCAGTTTTTCAATTTCTTCCACTTACATCACTTCCTTTAAAACAGCTATGAGATCCTCTTTGCTAAGGGAAGAAGCTCCTTCAATACCCTTTTCCTTTGCAAGTGCCTTTAATTCAGGTACCGTCATATCTTCCAGGTTCTTTTCCGGTTCTGGCGGATTTTCGGGTTCTGCCTGATTTTCAGTTTCTACCTCCCTTGCTTCTGCCAGTTCCTTAAAACCATCTGCAACAAGTTTGGCAGTCATAACCTGATCTTCCACAATTCTTTCAACATTACCTTTTATGAGCCTCATATAGTGCCTCCTTATTCATTTGGTTCTTTAATGCTTAAGTAAATGGAATCCAGCTTATTATCAAGCACCCAGATATCATGGAAACGTCTGTAGTCCATCTGCCATGCATTGAGTTTTTGATTAATGTTCGGGTCAAAGATCCTCATAATGTCCTGCTTTGTGATTGCAATAGGAGTTGTACGAGGCAGTACCACGAAATTTATGTTCTTTGCTGTTGCACCCTTTACATAACCGCCCTGCTCCTGGCCAGGCGTCTTTCCATCATAAATAGTAATGGCGGTATACATTCTGTTGGAAGGTGTGGAAACAATCGGAACACCATCTACAGAAGGAACGGCAGTATCAATGCCACCCTTTGAAAATGTAGTATTGAGAATCTTACCGGATAACTCTAACTCTAATTCCATGATGAAATCAGGAGTAGCATGGATTACCAGCGGACCGTTGTATAATTCACGGATCGCCTTAATACCTTCTTTTACTTTCCTGAGTGCAGATGTATTTGTCGCACCAGGTGTATAACCGTAAGAAACCATTCCTGCTTTGTTGGCCGTGATCGTTTCACTTGCAATCTTAGATATACGGTACGCATCAATTTCAGGTACCACATACATGCGCTGGAATTCTCCCATAACAGCAGCAGCCGTGGTAACAAAATTGTTTTCATTAATATCAATCGGGTCAAGCTGGAACTTACGGCCTCTATCCTGTGTCATTTTGCGGGTTTCGTACTCCAAGGTAACTCCTCCCTGCTGATACCAGTTGTCACGGTCATAGTCGCCCATGCCCTGTACTGACATCTTAGGGATCTTTACCTCTGATCCACCGTTATAAATAACCTGCCCCGCATTGGAATCCATCCAACCGGTAACAGCCTCCTGGATCGCTACTTTATCCAGGGTGTTCTGAAATAATGTTGCTGTTGCTAGTGTGTTAATTGCCATATTCTTTCATCTTCCTTTCTTATACGGTTCCCATCATCAGGGCTTCAACCTGTTTTGCAAGGTCTGCATCTTCCTGTGATGGTGCTTTCTTGGGCGGAGTACCGCCTTTTAGCTTCTCTTCAACTGCTGCCTGTACAGCCTCCTGGAATGCTTTCTCAACGGCAGTTATTGACTTACTGCAGGAATCTGCATCAGCATAATTTAATACCTCTGCAAGAGTGACAGGAAGCTTCTTTTCTGCCAGGGTATTCTTTGCTTCTGCCATAAGCTCCCGGCGCGTGATAGCTGATTCGCGGTCCAGAAGTTCCTTTTCCTGCTTCTGACGCATGTACTCAGCCTTTTCCTCTTTGTTCATCTTGGAAAGTTTCTCCGCTTCGGACAATTTATCATCCATCAGCGCAGACCACTTTTCCTTGGCTGTTCCCAGGGCTTTCTGCACCCTGCGGTCAAACTCTGCCTGAAAACTTCCTTCTTTCAGCATTTCATCAAAGGTCTTTGTTTTGGGAGGATCCTGCTCTTTTCCTGATCCATCTCCTTCAGTTCCACCTTCTCCAGTTCCTTCTTTTCCCGGTTCTCCTGTTCCGCTGCCTTCGCCACCTGCTGCGCCGGCTCCGTCACCTTCATGACCGAAGAAATGTAAATTAATAGGGTATAAACTCTTTTTTCTCATCTTAATTTCCTTTCTGCTCCGTCCCGTTCTTCTGCCCGGACCGTTGCTTAAACATAAAAATAACACCCAGGATTATCCCGCGTGCTTCTTAGCTATATTTTTCAGCAGGAGGCTTCACCCCGGCGCCCAGAGGGAGATTGTGGATCACCTCCTTAATTCATATACCTGCCTTCTTTCTGGTTCTTCCTGTCCATGTATGACAGTTCCATCTTTTTAATGACCACTTTTGTGATGTCATACAGAACAGCAATAAATAGGGCTGTTAAACAAAGTTGAGTCATGGAAGCCTCCTTTCTGTTGCGAAATCGCAACTTTTGGATACAAAAATACCACCGGTCAATTTACTGACTGATGGTATCATTTCTGTTCCAATATTTTATTTGCTTCTTCTTCGGTCACTTCATAATATGAATCATAAACGGGGCTGTCAGGAAATCTAAACTGCGCCATAATGCCAGTTCTCACCCAGCCTCTTTCTTTATCATACTTAAAACTCTTCCGACCTTCGGAACGAATAAGGGTTCCTCTATGCTCATAATCATTTAAAACATAATAACTCACTTATTTTTCACCCTTTCAATATTTTTAGGAAAAGCCAATCTGCTTGAAAGCTCAATCATCTTATCATCAAGCTCTAAGTATTCTTCCGATTCATCATCTAAAATCTTTCTTTGCTTCTCATATAGCTTATGTAACTCACCGTTTTTCAGATCAAAGCTTTCCTGCGTATGATACTGCATTTCAAATGTCTTACCGTCTGGTGATTTAATAAAAGTATTAATTCCATTGTAGGAACTATCAGGGTGCCATGTGTTTTTAATTCTAACTGTATTATAGCCTTGGTTTTCAAATTTTTCAATGGCATTCAGCGTCTTTTCCGTTAAATGTTCGGGATCTGATCCCAAAGTATAACGTACAATATCTTTGATTTCATATTCGTTTCCTTCTGGATCATAATTCTTTCTGATCTTTTCAAGGTAAGACTCTTTTGTCTTGATTCGATATTCCAGTCCCAGGGTATCCATTCCTGAAGCTTCCGCGATTTTCTTAACCTGATTGGTTATTTCCGGTTCGCCTTCAATCGCTTTGCTGTAGTAAGACATTCCTTTGTACTGGGCTTTTAATATACCATATTCATCTGAATCAGCATATTTTACTTTTTGGAAAGAATCCAGTGTTTTAGGGGCCTCTTCTCCAAGAATCTCCTTATACCGTTCAAACTGCCGCCTATCTGCTGATCGGTTCCTGATCATTTTCTCATTCAGTTCTGCTTTCGGCTTTCCCTCAACATTCTTTCCGTACCATTTTTCATAGGTCATATTTGCTGGTACTGTATTAGTCTTTCCGGAAACCGGATCCCTTGCCCTGCGCTTCATCTGGGAAAGTTCTTCATCACCAATATCGCAAATGGTTGTTGATCTGCACCACGGGTGCATAGGCGGGCAATTAATCCCTGGTTGCTGTTCTGATACCTTGAATCGCTTTCCGTCCAGGCTCCTACATATAGATGAGGTTCTTAAGTCCAGTGTAGCGACATAGATGTAATACTCAATCCCGCATTCCTCATAGGAGACCATCTCCATCTGGTTGGCAAGATTGCAGCTCTCAGTTCGGACAAGTCTTCTTGCCTGACTGGCTCCGGTTGCAAACTTATTCGCTATGATATCAGCAGTTTCCCGATCCGTCCGACCTGTGACGAGACTGAGGAGCAATTCTTCTTTCAAATCTTGTGCTAAGGCTTTTGTGTTACTCCAGATCCTTGCGGAATAGTTCGCCCCAGACCACTTACTATTTATCACCCGATCAACAGCTGCAGGTGATATCAGATTGAAATCAAAGTTTAAACCGGATTGTTGCTGTATATAAAAAATAGACCGGTAATAGGCTTCATTGGCAAGATCGACATAATGGCCAGTACTTTTTACTTTCTCCTGTTGGTAGACATTTTGCATGGTCAGATCGAGCTGATTCTGCAGCTGCTGAAGCCGTTCCAGTCTCGCCTGATATGCCGGGCTTTCCAGCTCTGCCAGGATCTCAGCTTTTGTTTTATCGCTACCGCCCGACCTTAAAGCCGCTTTCAATTCATCAAGGGAAGCTTTATCCTTCATGGAACCTAGCAGTCTGTATGCCTCTTTCTCAGACAGTTTGTGCTTTTTCTGGTACCGTTCATAGATCTCATCCAGTTCCAGGCTTATGTGTCGGGAACTTTTTAAGTAAAGCCTTGATATTTCCTCCGCTGCTTTTTCAGCCTGTTCCATGTATCGAAACATTTCCCAGGCTTTTCGCTTCTCCCAGTAGGAAAGATTACTCATTTACAACACCGGCCTTTTTCTTTTCCTCTGGAGGATCCTCTTCCGGAGGAGTATTGCTGCCTATTCCGAAAATCTCTTTCTGCTGTTTTACGGCTTCCTCTGTTTCTTTATCAACAGCTGCCAACTCTTCCTCCACATTATCAACAAATGGGACCTGTGAAAGGAGTGTTTTCTTACTAACCTTTCCCCATAGATTTGAAATGATCTGGCTGATCTCCAGGAGGTTCTTTGGCATGGCCCGTGTAAATGTTGGCGTAATT